GGTAAGCGCCCCCATATCACGGTCCTTTGTGGGGGGGGTGGGGTGCGGGCAGAAACTGGCCCCGCCGTTTCATGTGTGAGTGGTGTATAAACTTTATTTCGTAACTGGATTTATATAGTGCCAAAAGACACAAAAACACCCACTTTAAACGTTAGGGTTGGGGTCTTGTCTGAACTATTCGGTGTTCAGGATCGCCGAATTCAGGGTTTAGCGACAGATGGAATTATTCCAAAACCAGATAGAGGTGTATATGAATTGTATGGAGCGGTTAAAGGTTATATCGCTTTTTTAAAGGAACGAAGTGCGTCAGAAAATGGCGGGGGGGATTTAAATTCAGAGAAAACCCGACTCACAAAAGCGCAGGCTGACATTGCCGAAATCGAGGCCGCCAAGGCCAGCGGGGAGGTTGCCCCTGTTGCTCAAATTGAGAAGGCATGGGCTAATTTTTGCGCCGAGACTCGGGTGAAGGCCCGCAATATACCTGATCGAGTGGTATCTCTTATCGTCGGCTGCACAGATGAGCGTGAGATCAAATCGGTTTTGCTTCGTGAAATAGACCAAGTTCTCATTGAAATGGCCGATGCGGATGCAACTGTAGATACTGAAGGGCCCACGGATGACTAAGTTTAGTAACGTCTCAGCCATCAAACAGGCCCTCAATAAGGCAAAACAGTTACTGAGGCCCCCCCCAAACCTTAAACCGTCCGAATGGGCAGAGGGGCAAATTCGGATTCCTGTCGGTAATGCCGTTCCAGGACTAATCAGGTTTGACAACGCGCCGTACCAGAGAGAGCCTTTAGATATGCTGGTGGATCCTGATTGTTATCGGGTCACACTTCAATGGGCCGCACAAGTCGGTAAGACTCAGCTCGCACTGTGTGGGCAAGCGTACCACATAGTAATGAAACCAGTCTCGCAAATGATGATGCAACCGTCGCAAGGCGACTTACAAGTTTGGATGAACTCCAAATTTAACCCAATGGTAGATGCAAATCAAGCGATTAGGGATCGCTTGGCTACGCCAAGAGGTCGCGACGGGGTCAATAATTCAACAATGAAGTCCTACCCTGGCGGGTTCCTCATGTTTGCCTGGTCAGGTTCGGCAAAGACTATGCGTGGTAGGTCGGCCCCTTTGATCGTGGCGGATGAGGTGGATGGGTATGAAGCCACAGAGGAAGGCCACCCTGTATCACTACTCTGGCAGCGCGCGGCGACGTTCTCAGATAGAAAGTTGATGGAAATCAGCACCCCAACGGTGAAAGGTGTATCTTACATTGAGAAGGCCTTTGAGGCCGGCGATAAACGTCGGTTTCACCTGGCTTGCCCTGATTGCGGGCATCTTCAAACGATGACATGGTCACAGGTTAGGTGGGATGGTCGCGCCTCTACTGGCCTTGATGATGCTCACCTAGACCTGCATGAGAACCACTCACCATCTACAGCACATTATATATGCGAGGAATGCGGTTCACTTTGGAATGACGGCCAACGAATTGCGGCAATCCGGCTCGCTGAAACAAACGGAGGTGGCTGGAAAGCAGAAAAACCATTTAGGGGTCATGCTTCGTATCACATTAACGAGCTATACAGCACGTTTAGACGATTAAAGGACATCATCCAGTCATACTTAGATAAACTGGCAACCGATGATTTACAAACATTTGTGAACGTTTCACTGGCTGAAACCTTTGAGGAAAAAGGTGAACAGGTTGATCCAGACGGAATGATGTCTAGGGCAGAAGAGTACCCCGCGCCAATTCCACAGGGTGGGCTTGTCTTGACCGCTGGGGTGGATATGCAATCAGACCGTCTAGAGTGTGAGATCGTTGCCTGGGGCCACGGTGAGGAAAGTTGGAGTGTCGAATACCACGTACTATGGGGAGACCCCCTGCAGGGGGATGTGTGGGAAGAACTGGAAGAGGTGCTGTCGTCAACATGGCTGCATGAATCAGGCTCGCAAATATCTATCACAGCTGCTTGCGTTGACACTGGCGGCAATGGTGGGACTACGCAGGCAGCCTATGAATGGCTGAGAGGCAAGACCGGTCGCCGGATATTTGGGATCAAGGGTGTTTCAGGCTGGGGTCGACCCATTGTGGCAGCCCCAAGCCGAAAACAGTCTGGTAAAACAGTTCGCAAGATCGACTTGTTCCTGGTGGGGGTGGATGAGGCTAAATTGACGGTTATGCGTCGTCTGGGTGTCATGAACAAGGGGCCAGGCTACTGTCATGTGCCAAAAGATAGAGGGGCGGACTGGTACCAGCAGATAACGGCTGAAAAACTGATCACCCGCTACTCAAAAGGCTTCCCAGTGAGGGAGTGGCATCAGACCCGCCCTCGAAATGAGGCACTAGATTGCCGAGTTTACGCTCTCGCGGCCCTAAAAATCTCAAATCCCTCGTTCAAACGCGCATCCGAGCGACTTGTTTTTGGTAAGAATCCGCCAAAAACCGAGCAGAAATCAGTCATTGACGATGAAGAAACACAATCGACACTGGGAAAACAGCCAGTAAATAAACAAAATCTCGCTATCAAACGTTCCTCATCCCTTCGAAAGAAAGGTGGCTGGGTCTCAAATTGGTAGCAAAATTTGGCACAAACACTCCCAAAAACACTCACAGCAGGCCTTAGTTTCAAGCAAACCTTCAATCTTTTGGCCTATCCGGCCCCAGATTGGGGTCTGGCGTTGTATCTGCGTGGCCCGTCGAGTATTGACCTTGATTTTAGTGTCACGGGTCTTGCTCATGAGGTGACTGTTCAGGCCGTAGATAGTGCTCAATGGGAGCCCGGGCGTTATTGGTATTCGCTGAGGGCCTCGAAAGATTTTGAAATTATCGAAATTGAGGCAGGTGACATACAGATTTTACCAAACCTTCAGGATCAATCAGACGGGTTTGATGGTCGTAACCACCAAGAGCGGGTTTTAGAGGCTATAGAAGCCGTTTTAGAACGACGCTCAACTCTCGATCAAGATCGGTACAGGATTAATAACCGCGAACTGCAAAGAACACCAATTCCTGAGCTCTTAAAGCTCCGCGACCGTTACAAGACGGAGCTTAGCCGAATAAACGCGGCTAAGAGCGGTCGTTTGTTTGACCAGGCTGTGCGCGTGAGGTTCAGATGATGGATTTCCTCAAGGCTTTCAGGAGGAGCCAGGTCACGGCAAAGCCAGGTAAACGGTCATCCTTGCTAGGGCGGACTGGATTCCGCTTTTTTGACGCTGCCAAATCAGATAGAACAACCAGCGATTGGTCATCTAGCCCGCAAACAGCGGAGTGGTTGATTAGACAGCATCAGCGTGTCTTGGTTGCGCGTTCACGTGAGCAAGCCGTAAACAATGACTACGCTCGTGCTTTTATTCGAATGTGCAGGCAAAACATCGTTGGGCCTAACGGGGTCATGCTGCAGGCTCAAAGTCGGGATGACAAGGGGCAGCTTGACACACTGGCCAATAATGCAATTGAGGAGTCTTGGGCTTTATGGGGACACCGAGACAGCTGTGATGTCGCTGGTCGTCAGTCTTGGCGGCAGCTTCAAGCTTCAGCTGTGCAATCTGCTGTGAAAGACGGCGAATTTATTTTTCACAAAATCTACGGTCAGGACGCGGGGCCGTTCGGGTTTGCTTTGCAAATGCTCGATCCTCAACGTTGTCATCCTCAATTTGATCAATATGACTTACCGGATGGTCGATTTATCCGGGCTGGCATCGAGTTCAACCAATACGGGCGGCCCATTGCCTATCACTTCACAATAGCCAAGGAATCCGACAGTTTCTATAACTACAGCTACGCTGGGTTGCATTACCACCGAATTCCAGCTGAAGATATCGTTCATGGTTTCTTGCCTGAGATGGTCGGCCAAAAGCGCGGCCTCCCATGGATGGCCACAGGGTTGTTTCGAATGAGGCAGCTTGTCGGTTTCGAGAATGCGGCGATCGTAAATGCCCGTATCGGTGCCTCCAAAATGGGAGTGATCCAATGGAAAGATGGGCAAGGGCCTGATTTAGAGCCAGATGAAGGATTCGAGATGACGGCTGAACCTGGTGAGTTCCCCATCCTACCTAGCGGCGCAGAACTCAAAGACTGGAGCCCACAATATCCATCTGGCGAGTTTGCAGTCTTCAACAAGGCCATGCTGCGGGGTATAGCCGCTGGATTTGGAGTGCTTTACAACAACCTGGCCAACGATCTGGAGCACGTCAATTTCTCAAGCATCCGCCAGGGTACCTTAGATGAGCGTGAGCACTGGAAAGAGATGCAGCAATGGCTGATTGAAACTTTGATTGAGCCAGTTTTCGAGACGTGGCTACCACGCGCGCTCCTGGCTGGAAAGATTCTAGTCAAAGGAAGACCACTAAAGGCAGAACGGCTAGATAGATATTCTGTGGTGACGTGGCAGCCACGTCGCTGGGCATGGATTGATCCGAATGCAGATGTCCAGGCTTCTATTGCCTCGAAAAATCACTTACTCATGGCCCCTGGACAGATTGTCCGAGAGCAAGGCCGTGATCCTGGTCAAGTTTGGCGTGAAATTGCGAACGATATTGAGGAAATGCGTAAAGCGGGCATACCGGAGGAATATATACGAGCCTCAATCTTGGATAAAAACCTTCAGGCGGCGGTTTCTGCAAACCAGCCTTCAGAAAAGTCCGAAGGTGGTACTGTATGAAGCCTGCATTGTATAACATAAATATAGAGCAAGGTGCTGATTGGGAGCTGTCTTTCACATTGAAAAACGCAGATGGCCAGCCAATCGATCTTACTGGTCAAAATGTATCAATGCAGATCAAGGAAACGTTTGCATCTAAATATATTGTAAATATATTTAATCAAGAGATAAATGGATATGACGTATGTTTACAGCTGACATCGCAGGTCACCTCCCAAATCAAAATAGATATTAAAAAGTTGGTGTGGGCAAATGAAAGGCCTGCTCAGCCATTCATCTACGACATATATTTAAAAAAAATTGATGGCAGAAGAATGCGTATTATGCAGGGGAAAGCATTTATATACCCTGGGGTAACAATATGACAGAATGCACGGTATCAATTGTCAGTGGTGAAAATATTCTCACTGAGATAATTGAAAATGGGTCACATGCTGGTATTTCTTCTTTGGTAATAGAAGAAAAAAATAAAGGCATTCATACTATTCAGACGAATGAACCGCCTATCCTATTGTTTGGGAATGACATAAATACAGACAAGATTGTAATAAACATTACAGAAAAGCAACAACAAAACGTTGTTCAAACTACCGTCTGGCCTTTAGCCTCGCTACAGGCAAATACTTTATATGAAGTATACGATATGGAAAATAATACATTATCACTATACAAAACAGATATAAATAATAATGTATTTAGTGTAACAGACGCGATCGGATCAGCCGAGGATGTGGCTGATCTGTTTGTGGACTCGTCTGGTCAACCGATCCAGGCTCTTTAACTTTACAAGGAAAAAATATGACAATTCAAAAATTTCAAGTGGTCACCCCTGGTGACCTGAGTACTCAGTTTACTTTTTCACAAAAACCC